ATAACCTGAAACATGAGTATGTCCACAAGTAAGTATATGGTCTTTCCATCCCATTTGAGCTGCTTTAGCAACACCATGAGCTGTATTCCACATACTATTGCCCTTAAACATATGACGAGCATTAATACGAATTTCTTTACCATTAGGAAATATAAGATTAAGTCTTGCTCCCCATTGTTCATAGACACCACTGTGTTCTCTCATAATAAATTCTAGTGGGTCACCATCACCACTCCATACATCATGATTACCTGCTACTAAGTACAACCATTCTACTTGATTAACAAAATGTTCTGTAAGTCTCCATGATTCTTTTGCGGATGTAGATTGTTGTCCATACAATGCTTGAAGTCTACCTATCCAATTGTTTTGTATATCTCCTAAGTTACCTCCAAATAATCCATCTGTTTTATTTATTAGATTACATAGTGAATATATTTCTGCTAAGTCTGTACCATCATCATCTACATGAGGGTCACCAAAATGTAGTATACCTATAGGCCCCATTTGATTAATTTTAATATTTATTAATCCTCTAGACTTTTTAGCTTTTAATTTTTGTTTAAATTGTTTCTTACGATGTTTTATTATATCGTCTATTGGTATGAAATCAACATCTAAATCTTGTGCTTCAAATGGAGACTTTTCAATAATTTTAGGATTAAGCATTTTTTTACCACATGCTTTACATTGCCATCGTTGTCTTTTTTTACCTGCTTTCCAATATTGCCATCCGTCTTTTTTAATACTTCTTGAACCGCATTTATCACAACCAACGATGTTCCCAGCATCATCTTTCATTAACATATTATACCTCTTTTTGTTTGTTATCTTCTACTAATTCTTTTCTTTCTACTGATTCTAATTCTTTTGGACTAAATCCTTGAAACATTCCAACTACACCTATTTCTTTTTGTTTTGTAGTTTGTCCTAATGTCCCTAATGCTTTACCTAACTCTTTTGTAGATTGCAATATAATACCATCATCATCACTATAGTCTGCTAAATCTTTTAATTTTTGCAAAATATATTTATGGTCAATACCTAATTCTTTAGCAACCTCTAATGCAGTTTTATCAATTTCCATTCTAATCCTTTCTTGTTTTAATAATATAGCAGCTTTCTTTTTTGCATTATCTTGATTTTCTTCATTGAACGCTGTCATATAAGCCTTTACAGCTCCCATACCAACTACAACATTTGTTGCAAACTCTTTTTCTTTATTGGTAGGCTTAGTACGTTTCCGTACTCTTGATGCTGGGTTCTTGATTGTTTTAGAAAAAGTGTATCTATTAGCATGAGAGCTGAAGTCTGTATCCATAAATGTGTTTTCACGATTAAGGAATGTACCTACTATTGTTCTTACCCAACCTTTTGCAAATTTATAATTTTTTCTATCTCCATGATGTTTAACACTATGAGATACTTTTAATAATTGTACAATTCTTTTATCGTCACTATATACCCATTCATCTTGTTTTCCCTCTCTCCAATCTTTTATTACATGCGGAGGTTGTTTTTGTTGTGACTCAAAGTATTCTGTAAATTCTTTTATATCATCAAAGACATAATGATTAATGCCTTTAATTGTCCCCTTCTCCAATATGTTTCTCTCTTTCTATTCTTAAACTAGTAACTTCTAAAAATAAATCATCTATTAAATTGTTTACCTCTCTTGGAATCATAAAAACTTTACCATCTACTTGTATAGGGTCATAACTACTTTGTAGTCCTTCAAGTATAGATTCTTGTTCTTCTAATTTAAGCAAACCCAGTTCTTTTAAAGCTATAGCCATAGTATTCCTTAGCCCCGCTACATATATTGTTTTATAACAACCATTAAAACCTTTTCCCTTACCCCCCTACAATCCCCCCAATTTAATACAAGTGTCAAGTAGTTGTCAAGTTATGCCCAAGTTATTTTCCAAAAAAATTGTAGGATTTTGTTATGCGGCCTAACTCAACTAGTATACCCTTAAATCGGATTATGGTTTTTCGATTTTTAGTTAAAAACATAACAGAAAGGTAAACATAATGGAAGAATTATGGTTGTTAATTGAAGATACTTACATACCAGTAAGTTTAATGATTAGTCAAGAGACTGTAGAGATTGATGGGAAGCAATTCCACACCATCGAGTTCAGCTCAGGATTCAGAAAGTTGGTAACCGCTGAGGGGGTAACCAAGATGAGAAGGGCATCAGAGCAGGTAGACGCAGCACTGGGAGAGTAATCAATGGGGGGGATTCCCCCCTTTCTTCCCCCCATACATGGGCAAACATACGCAACCTGCGTACATATATATAGTGGTGAACGTACATTATAATATCTACTACTTCGCTTAACGTCATCGTACAAGTAGCCACTATCTATCTATTTATATATATAAGATTTAATAACACTTGGGCATAAACTATAATAAACTATAACAAGGAGAACTGCACTATGGATATTGTTAAAATGATACTTAAAATGGCAAAGGAAGAAGAAAAGAAAATTGATGCTATGTGTGATGAAATACAAATTGGTAAACCCACAACAGACCAATTAATGAAACTAAATTTTAAAACTGGTAAAGCGAGAGCGTTTAATCAAATACTTAAAGCAATAGCAGAAAATCAATAAGGAGATAAATAATGTTAGATGTATTAATGGCAATAATGAGTTTTGTAGCAGTAGTATCAATATTCTTTCTATGTTGGTTAGGATGGACATTAACTGAACAATTAAAAAATAATGATGAAGTAATAGCTAGACTTGATAATGAAATATCTGTACTTCGTGCTTCAAAGCAAGATATGTACACAAACCATATGAAACAAATAGATGCATTAAAGACATCACATAAGGCAGCTGCTAAGATGAGAGATAAATATGCAGACGACATAGTAATTCAAGAAGAAATAATAAGAAAGAAATCAAGAACTATAACACAATTAAGATTTGAATTATTACCTTTTAGACAGCAAATAGAAGAAAGAAAAGAAGCTATATCTAAAATGAAAAAAGGAATGAACGAAAATTAATTAATCAATAAACCACATAACAGAGGAGGTCAGAAATGACATTAATACTAATACATGAAAATGAATGGTCTTTTAGATATTATGGTAGAGTAGTAACAGTTACAGCACCATCATATAGTAAAGCAGTAATAGCAATAACAAAAGAATTAAAGAGGAATAATTAATGAATATATTAAATACAGATGAAAGACCTATATTTTGCTCAGAAATGCCATCATTTATGGGGGGAGCATTTAATGATGAAGAGACTAATAAAAAAGTAAAGTCTCAAGCTGCTAGACTTAGCAAAGAAATAAATGGTAATCCTAAAATATTAGAAAAAAACTTTGTAAGTTGCTATTTACATGATGGAATAGAATATCTATGCGGATATGATATACCAAACTTAATAGATGGTACAATCCCACAAGTACAATATGGAGATATTATTGATTGTTTAGTATATGATTGTGATGATATAGTTCATGAGTGCTTTATGGTAATTGGTAAAAGATTGCTTTTTGCAGGTCGAGTTGCAAGAAATAATGAGTTATTTTGCTTAATAGTACTAAAAGAAGAACTAGATACATTACAAAGCACCAAAGAGATAGATGTGTCTTTTCTAAATAATGACATTAAAGAACTAAGGAGGCAAAGGTAATGAAATATATATTAATAATGTTTTTATTATGTATAGGATGTAAAAAAGAAGGTGAATCATATATAGTTAAAGATAGATTTGGCAAAGAACATAAGTATGACATTAATCATTCAGTTAATAAAGATAAAACAACTATATATTGTCAGTTACATTATAAGTGGGAAACAATACAACACTATCGTACAACTGAAGGTATTGAATATTGGATGAGAAAATTTAAATATTATAAATAATAAAAAAGGAGAAATAATGGAAAATGATAAAATAAATGAAATATTAGGCGACTTAACTGTGTTTATAGGATTGCTTATACTTGCGGCACATAACTATGATGATGAAGGAACACGCAAAGATAAAGAAATATATGCAAAAATGATGAGTGATTTATCTGAAGCAATAGGATTGACACCTGAAGATGTTATATCTATAACACAATATGCAGAGAATGATTTAAAAAGAAGAATAGATGGAAAAATAAAAGGAGATAATAATGATGACTAATGAAACATTATTTAATGGTATAACAAAAGATATGTTTGAAGAATATAAAGATATACAAGCATCAGGTAAATATAATATGTTAAGTCCACAAGCAAGAAGTATGTCTTCAATAAGTGAAATACATTGGCTTACTATTATTAAAAACTATGATGAATTAGAAAGAAAATACTCATGTTAGAAGGATTATTTGATGTTGATGTTGATGAAGATGGCCCGTACATTGTAGCGTATACACCAGAAAGGAATTACATGGATACGTCACCTATTAATGATATAGAAAAGAAGATTCAATTGCTTTGCAAGATACGAGGATTTAAGGATACTGATATAGAGTTTAAAAGTACAAATGGATTTGATGATGAAAATAATAGAATATTCAAATATGGATACTGGAATCATTTAGATGCGGAAGACATGATATATATACAAGAGAATGCTAAAGTTAATTTAGTACCTAGACAATGGGAAGATGAAGATACAGGTAATCTTGTAGCATATGAAATAAAACCAAGATAGTCGTTTTTCTTTCTTCTTGTACGACTATGCGAGTGTCTTTGGTGGTGATACACTCTCCAAAAAGAAAACCACCATTTTTTAGTCTATACATATCTCCTGCGATTCTGCTCGTAGATTGCGTATCTACAACGGAGCGTATACAGTTAAGATTAAATGATAGACTATAGAGAGCAAGTAGGTTGTAGCCGTAATGAACTCGAGGCCCTACATATTGTTACTCGAACAAGGTCTGCTCTGTACCTTGACACCCAAACAGAGCAAAAATTTATTTAATAATAGGAGGAGTAATGGAAATACAAATAGAGGATTTGTTTGATAAATTAAAACATCAAGCAGAGGAATTAGATAATCGTTACAAAGCAATGCTTGACATTTGTAAAGAACAAGAAAATATAATAAATAAACTTCAACATGATATACATAAATTAGATAAGGAGATAAAATAATGGGAGCACATTGTCAACAAGACTTTGCAATAGGTAGATTTAAAAACGCAGGTGAAGCATATAATAAATTAGTAGAAGAAGCACATTATGAATATGGACATGATGGATATAATGGCACAATAACTACATCTGATGGTTTTAAAATAGTAACAAAACATCCTAGATATAATACTAATAAATTTTGGAAGTTTGTAAATGATACAATGGATGGTACAAAATGGTCTAAATGGAATTGTATTGAGCTTAAAGGAGCAACATTAAAGAAAGCAAAAGAAGAAGCAAATTTAAAAGGTAAAAAGAATATCAAAGCATTTTTCTTTTGGGGGTTAGCTGCATCATGAAAATATGTAGATTAAAAATAGACACACAAGGTAGAATTACATTACCGAAATCATTTCTTGATGCAAATAATATATCTCCAGGCCAATGGGGGTTTATGAGTGTAATAGTTGGTAAACATCGTTCTGTAAAACTTACATTTGAATCTAGAACAGAAAGAAAATCAAGAGAAGAGTATTTAGAGATTGATTCTAAGTCTTGATATTGTTATATTTGCCAGAGGATAAGGAGTTAAAATGAACAAAAAGATAAGTACAATATATCATGATTTTCTCAAACATGAGCAAGACGAAAATAATAAATCAAGAGGTAAGGTTGCTGGGTTTCATGCATCTGCAACTGGTTCTTGTTTTAGAAAACAAATGTATTCTTATTACGAATATGAAACATCACCAATAGATGATAGGTCATTAAGAGTATTAAGACTTGGCACAATTGTACACTCTGATGTAGAAAATGCAATGCATCATTACATGAAAACTAATTCAAAAGAAATAATGGATAATAAACTATCTATATTTTCAGAGCATAAAGTTCAAATACCAGAGTTAAATGTAATTGGTACATTAGATATTGCAATATACAATGCAGAAACTGAAGTATTAGAAATATACGATGTCAAGACAGCAGCTGCATTTACATGGAGTAAACATTTTGGCAGAAAAGAAAACAGACAAGAAAATGCTAATCAGAATTATAAACTACAATTAGGTACATATGGTCTAGCAATGCAATCGCAAGTTAATCCATCTAAAACAGAATTGTATTTATTTTGGTATAATAAAAATACAAGTATGATTAGAGAGCAAATAGTACATCCAGAATGGATAGATAAAGCATTTGACTATTGGACAGAACTCAATGAATTGTTTCAAGAATATGAAGAAAAGTTTGTTGATTATCTTGAGCCAGGAATAGAATATGGAGTACCATTTGAAGATTGGGAATGTAGATATTGCCCATATGAAAACATTTGTCCAAGTACATTGGCACAAAGAAAGGAAAGAAAACCTAGACAACCTAGAAAAAGGAGAGCATAATGAGTGAAAAACAAGATATACCAATGATAGCATCTGTAGATAACTTAGAAGTTATTAATGGTATTAGATTAATGATAACTGATAAACATAAAAAAGTATCAAGAATAAAAACACCTAAACCATATATTAAGAAAAAACAGGGTATGGAGTATGTAGAATATGATTACATGCGTTCTGTTGCAGATAAAGAATTTCCAGGCTGGAGTTGGGAAATTGTGGGTAAAGAAGTTTTAGGTAGTGAAGCATTTGTTGTACATGGTAGACTAAAATGGTATGATGAGGGTATATGGAGAACAGGAGATGTTACAGCTGCTCATAGAATACAGAAGAAAAGAGGTACAAACGAATTTGTTGATATTGGTAATGATGTTAAAGCAGCGAACACAGATGCAATTAAAAAAGCATTTAATATGTATATGAATATTGCAGATGATGTTTACAAAAATCAAGTTGAAGAAACAAAACTATCAGAAGAACAAAAGAAAACAATATTAGATGTTGCTAAAAAGATAAGTACAGAAAAGTATGAGCAAATACTTTCTTTTATTGAAGACGGAGATATATATGGTGGTAATTATAATTCTTCATTAGCAAAACTAGAAAGGGTAGCAAATGCGCAGAGTTGATATATCATATGATGATGCTATACTTAACAAAGATGATGAATATATTGTCGGTGTTAATGATGGTACTACATTTAATGGTGTTAAATACAAAGGAGTAAAATTGTTTAATGGTAAAAAAATGTTAGTATTTGAAACAAAAGCAAATAAACAACTAACAATTAATCCATCATTTCACACATTTACATTAGAAAAAAAAGATAAGGAGTAAGTATGCAAAAAAAAGCAGACATAGAGAAGTTAAAAAAAGCAGGAGTGCTTTCTGCAAAAGCAACAAAAGCTCTTGAGAAAAGTGGAGGTGTTAGCAAAAGAAATGTTGCACCAAAGCGATTCTTAAAGACTGCTGATGGAAAGTGGGTTATACCAACTTTATATTTTAGAGGAGGTAAAAACACAAAACCTAGCAAAAAGCAAACTGAGTTAACTGAGAAAATAAACACACTAATAACAAAATACACAACTGAAAGGAAAACAGCATAATGGCAAAGGAAATAAACGCAGTATTTGATGAAACATCAAGATGGAAACCAACAGAGGAGGGACAATACCCTGCTCATATTTCTGGTTTATCAACTAAGGAAATGATGACAAAAGCAGGTGAAGCTATCATTGTTAATATGACATATAAGATAGCAGATGAAGCTGCCGACTTACAACAACTTGTATATGAGATGGATGGTTATAAATATAAGTTAGATGAACAAGGCAATAGATTACCTGTTGTTGATTCTGATGGTGAACAAGTTACAACTGATTGTTCTCATTTAGTAGGAGAAACCAAGTATGATAGTGGTTGGTTTATCTTTACAAGTAGTGAATCTAGTTCTAAAAATGGTAGATACTTTAGGTTGTTAGAGCAACTTGGTATTAAAGTAGAAGAACAGATGCTAGGAGACAAGAAAGTAAAGAAACTTGTTTTAATAGAGGAAAGTGATGTTGTAGGTAAACCTGTTATTATAGACTTACAAAGAGAAGAATATATAACATCGGATACAAAGCATCTTCCACCTGAACAGCAAGAAAAAAGAACAGCATTTAAGGTCAAGAATATTAATCCATGGCCCGAAGGTGTTGAGGTAAAAGCAGATGAATTAGATGGAGATGTGCCGTTCTAAATAAACAATAATAATATACTGAGGGGCTGACCGAAGTATGAAGTTATAATAGAGGTTTTTGTAGTGGTGAATTGCATCTCCTCGCATTATAATGGATAGTAGGAGGCTCCTCAGTTGAGGAGGAGTAAATGGAAAAAATAAAATATAATGATTTAATATTATTAAGAATAAAAGATAAACTAGATAAAGGTAAAAAAGAATACGGAGGAGATTTAAATCCACATGATGGTAGAGATTGGCACAAAGAAGCATTAGAAGAAATTCTCGATGGAATGGTTTATATTGCTGCTAAATTAATACAATTAGAAGAGAGGCCATAATGCAAACATTTTTACCCTATGAAGATATTAAAGAATCATTAAAAGCATTAGATAATGCTAGACTTAAAAACCAAAGAACAGAAGCATTAGAATTAATTACATCTATAACTACAGACAGAGGATGGCAACATCATCCATGTTTTAAACTCTGGGAAAATAATATAGATGCTTTAAAATATTATTATAATAATTCTGTTATTATATGGGCAGAAAGAATAGGTCAAAACTATCATAAAGATATGCTATTAGAAGTAGTAAATCCTTTATTTAAAATGCCAGTATGGTTAGGTAATAAAAGATTACACGCAACACATCGTAGTAATTTACTTAGGAAAAAACCTGAGTTTTATAAACAATATGGTTGGACAGAACCACATGATTTACCATACTACTGGTATGGATATGCAAAATCAGACCAACAAACTAATTTATTTATAACAGAGGAGGAAGAATGAGACAAGAAAGTCAAAAATCAAAAATAATGAAATGGTTAGATGATGGAAACAGCATTACACCAATACAAGCATTAGAAATGTTTGGTTGTTTTAGGTTAGCTGCTATTATACATAGTATAAAACATCAAGAAAAAGAATATATGGAAGGTAGAGAGTTAATAACAACTATGGTTACTAATAAATTTGGTGTAAAATATGGTAGTTATAAACTTAAATCAAAAAAGATTGTAACACAGAGAAATATAAAAGAGAGAAACTTAAAAGTTTTGGGATTAATAGTATAAACTATTTGAACATATATGTATTAATAGATAAATTAGGGGAGAGGGTGGCTTTAAAATCCTCTTCTCTTCTTATCTATTATTTATGGTCACCCTCCCTCCTCTTGCACATACAAAGTACCAAACTACACCAGATAAGGAGAAAAAATGGAAAGTATAAATAATAATAGTATATCTATAGAAGCAATGATAGAGATATATCAAAAACTTGTTGACAATGGCAATATAAAAGAAGGTGATGCTGGATATATAAGAATGAATCAATTAAAACTTAAATATAAGAAAGGACAAAGGTATTATAAAAAATGAGTACAAAAGAAGAATGGTTAAAAGTCCCAACAGCAGAAATTAGATTTACTAAAGATGAATTACAAAATTTAATATTAGCACTTGTAATTGCAAAAGACTCAGCAGAAACATTTAGCCTTATGGAAACTTCAAAAAGATTTGATAATATTAGAAAGGATATAGTAAAAATAAAAAATGATTTAACTAAAAAGGAGGAATCATATGAGGAGAAAAATTTCGGAGCAAGATAAACTATATAAAAAAAAACTAAAAGATAATAAAAAATTAGCAGATAAAGCATTAAAACAAGGAGTTAAATTAAAATGTTCTCCGGGCCGCAAATTTCTAAAAGATGTTCCTGTTGGCAGACTTGTTAAGTGTGGTAATAGCGAAGCAGTTGTTTATAAAAAAACAGATAGTTCTGTTATGGTGATTGCAACTAAATATAAAGATTCTTTTAGCAATGATGCATTTTACTATGGAGATAGAAGATGGGCACCTGAATCTGAAGTGGAGGTATTAGATTGAATACAAAAAATAAATGGACATATAAATCAATAGAAGACTCTCAATATATAAAAGATAAAAATAATATGTTGAGAGAAAATGGTAATGGATGGTGGATTTATAATGATAGAAAATTAAGTAAAAATAAAGGATTTAAGAAAGGAGAAGAATGAAAGGAGAAAGCAGAGCTTGGGAATGTCCAAGATGTGGATTTAATTATTTTAAAAAACAAAATTACTCTAAAAAAATTAATGAGTTATTGAAAGATAGAGACTTAAAAACAAAAACACAATTAAGAACTATTGCTCAATTAGTTAGAGTAAATGTTCCTTCTGATTCTGGAAGAGATAAATATTATTTCTTTTTATATGCAATGAAAGATGTTAATAATCAGACATTGCTATGGGGATTAGATGAATATTACAAGGGTAAACATTACTTAAAAGGTAAAGGTTATCCATATCTTAAAGCAATTATATTGTCTAGAGATAAAAACAAAGAGAGAATGTCAGCAAACGAAAGAAAGTTGATAGGCTCTACACCACCAATAATAAAATAGAGGATATAAAATGAGAAGAGAAGTAACAGAAGAAAATGATAATCCGTATTGCGTAGTATGTGATGATTGCGGATGTAAATATTGTTATAAAACAAACCCACACCTTGAAGGAGGAGAATAATGAAATCAAATATACAAGACATAATGTTTCCTGTTAAAGAAGTACCAGCTTGTATGGTAGATAGCAAAGGTCAATTAGACCATGTAGACAAAACAGGATATAAGTTTATTGTAAGAGAAGATACTGGAGATGTCTTATCTTGCATGACAGATAATTATAAACTTATTAATAACTCTACAATCTTAGAAAAGTCTGACAATATAATTAGTAAAGAAGGTGGTACAATAAAAGAAGTGCAAACTTTTGGTAGAGGAGCAAGAAGTTTAGTAAAGTATGAATTTAGTAAACATAAAATTACTATTAGCAATGGAGATATATGTACACCAGAGATAGTCTGGCAAAATAGTTATGATGGAACTGTTGGATTAAACATTATAGCAGGAGCATTTAGACTAGTATGTACAAATGGATTAGTAATTGGTGTTGTTGCTGATAAATACAGAAATAAACATATTATACAAAATATGGAATTGCAAGATATTGAAGGTGTAATTGAAGAAACTATCAAGAAAACAAAACGAATTATGAAAGATGAGTTTCCTGTTATTCATGGTACTAAAGTACAGCAATCACATATATTGGATATACTAAAGATGTTTCCATTACAATCATCAGAGTATATTACTAATCTATTAGTTGCAGAAAATCCTAATAACTTATGGGATTTGTTAAATGTAGCAACTAATGTAGCAACTCATGGAATGGATAGAAAAGCAGAAGCTACACATAAACTAGAAGCAAGAATCTATGCTAAGATTTGCAAGATGGCAAAGGTACACATAGCTAATGCCTAGTTTAGATTGGTACGAATGTCCAATTATACTTCCATATTATGGGGGGAAATACACGATGAGTAAAAGATTGATTCCTCTTATCCCCCCTCATCAACGATATTTTGAAGTATTTTCTGGAGGTTTGTCAATGTTCTTTAGAAAGAGCAAAGCGCAATGGAATGTATTAAATGATATAGATAGGAATATTGTTAATCTTTATACTTGTGTCTTAGAAAAATATGATGAACTTACAAATTATTTATTTTGGATTCCCAAAAGTCGTGAATTATTTGTAAATTATAGAGATGAGATAAAAGAAGAGAAATATTTTGATATTCCTGACCCATATCAAGCTGCTAAATACTTTTACTCTGTAAGATATAGTTTTAACAAATTAATACATACACCATTTGCTATGAATAAGGACTTAAATAAAGACTTTGCTAATGAACTTAAATATTCAAGGAAATTTATAGGAGGTGCAACAATAGAAAACCTTGATTTTGCAGAGTTAGTAGATAGATACAAACCAAGAAAAGGTGACTTCTGGTATTTAGACCCACCATATTATATTGCTACAGAAAAAGCAGAACAGAAAAGAGATTATTATATGAATACTTTTAATCTTGATGACCATCATAGAATGAAAGAATCTGTAGATAAAATACATAAAGGTGGAGCTGAGTTTATGATTAGTTATGATTACAGAGAAGAAGTTGCTGAATTATATAAAGACTATAACATACAAACAATTAGTATTGTATATGCAGGAGCAACAGATGAACATAGAAATAAGCAAAGAAAGGAATATGTAATAACAAACTATGAAGCATCTACACAATACAATATGTTTGAAACAAAGGAGGTAATATGAGTGAAGAAAATAAAGGGTTAAAAGTTTTACCAAACTCAGAAGAAACAGAAAAAGCATTATTAGGATGTACATTAATTGGTGGAGATAAAGAAACAGAAATAACAATGGCATGGATAAGAAATGATAATGCATTTTACTCAAGCAAAAATAAACAAATATGGAAAGCAATAAAGTATCTTTATAAAAATAATATAGAAATAGACCTAATTACATTATCAGATAAAATAAAAGACATGACAGGAGAAACAGATAGTTATTATTTGAGTGGACTAATGGATATTCCAACTACCGCTAATGTAACTGAATACGCAAGAATAGTATGGGAAAAATATATACAAAGAGAAACTGCTATTAGTGCAAGAAAGTTAATGGATGCAAGTTATGAAGACTACAAAGAAGTTGGCAACATATTAGAAAAACATACTCGATTAATACATGAACTAAAAGAGGTACAACCATCTAAGAAAACAGATATTTCTGATTTAGTTGATGATATGAAAGCAAATATTAAAGAAGGTGTAAATATTATACCATTTAATAAACCATATCTAGACTTTTCAGCAGGAGGTATGACTCGTAAAGAAATTACTGTTGTAGGTGGTAGGCCCGGACATGGTAAGACTACTTTGGTAACAAACATTATTAAAGGATTGATTGAACAAGGATATAGGGTTATGATGTTTAATCGAGAAATGTCTAATACAGAAATGTTGAAGAAGTTTGTTGTTATGGAAAGTCCTAATCTTTTATATGCTAATATCAGACAAAACGCAGTAGGAGAAAATAACGAAGTAGAGTTTGAAGACACAGTTGAAAAGATAAAAGATAAGTATAGCAATCTTATAATGTATGAGAACATAAGAACATTAGATGAAGCAATGAGAGAAATATCAAAGCATAAACCTGATGTTATTGTTGATGACTATATTCAATTGATACAAGTAGAAGGAGTACAAGAGGGTAGACGATTCGAGATAGAAAAGATTATGCAAGAATATAAATGGATATGTAAGTCTGAAAATTGTAGTGCAATACTTGTTAGTCAATTAAATCGTGAAATCGAGAAAAGACTAGACCCTAGACCTAGAATGAGTGACTACGCAGAAAGTGGTGTTATCGAACAGACTGCAGAGTCTGCTGTATTTGTATTTTATGGTTATAACTTTGACCATGAAAGATACAATAGATATGGTAGTGAAATTATTATATCTAAAAGTAGGTATGGTAGAGTAGGTACTTATCCTGTTGGGTTCAATGGTAATCGGTGTTCATTTTATACTAATAAAGATATGGCAGTAGGAGATGAACCACAAGTAAATGATTAACATTGCGTAAGAGTTGTAATGGTTGTTACTTTGAGCATGACAATATGTGTTATTGGTTCAAACTTGTTCAAGGTAACAGCCCAAGAATAATACCAAAAGAAACATTTTCTAAAGGATGTAAGCATTACAATAATAATGCTACAATAGGTAATAAAACTGGTGATGAAATGACAGATAAAATAATAGAAGTGTTTGATGGTGAAATTATTGGTAATAAATATAAACCTTATGTAAATAGGAATCATTACTATAAAAAGAAAAAATATACAACTCGACACAAATACACAGAAAGAAAGGATTTTTAATGCAAAAAGTAATTATAGGTATAGACCCCGGCAAAGGTGGTGGATTAGCAGTATCAGTAGATGGAGTAATTACAGAGTTTCATAAGTATCCAACAACTCAACAAGACTTGTATTATATAATGTATGAAATATTAGGTAACTATAAAGGCATACCATTAGCATATCTTGAGCAAGTACACGCTTTCCCTACAGATGGTCGTAGCAGTGCATTTAAATTCGGTACTAACTATGGAGTTTGGAAAGGATTGCTACTAGGTATGCAGATAGATTATAAACTTGTTGCTCCACAAGTATGGATGAAGTCATTAGGGTTATCAAAAGATAAAAAAGAACGTAAAAACGAATTAAAACAAATGGCACAAAAAGTTGTTGATAAACAATTTGCTGAATTAAAAAACAAAAGAGTTACATTAAACACATCAGATGCAATATTAATATCTATTTATGGATATATGTCAGAACGAATAGGTGATATGAATGTAGGTCAATATTTAAAACAATTAGAAAGGAAATAAAATGGATGAAAGTTTAATAGAAAAAACTGATATATTTTATCTTGATATACCATACTTGCTTAATATAAATATGTATTCATTAAAAGCATTTGCTATGCAATATCATTATAACTTTCAATTTTTTGGAGGATTACTTTGGTTTAGTTTAAACTTTGCTGAATATAATCAATTATTAAAAATAGGAATATGGAAAGTTTATTTCCAATTTGGGCCAGGAGTTAAACCATGATTAAAGATAGACAAAAAGAAAATATAAAAGATGTAATCAATGATATATCAGAACTAATGGAAGAAATGAGAGTAGCATTAGAAAAGATAATAAGATTACTTAGATAATTACCTTCTGTTATGGGTAACGGGCAGGCATCAATTCAAGTCGAAGTTTTGGTGTCTGCCTTTTTTTTTAAAAAGTTTCGTTATAAAAATCCATAAACTCATCAGAAGTTAATACTTCTTTTGCGCCTGGAGGTAACCAAGTTTTTATTCCTCGTTTAAAATTTTCTTCAAAATCCATTATCAATAAAAACATTGTAAATATAAAAGCAGGTGCATAGTCTCTTACAATATCTTCCAGAACATCATCTTCATCTGCTCCGAATGGTAATAAATTCATAGCTAATAAAGCAAACATACCAGCATGAATACTTCTTGATAATAATGGAGATGCTAATCCAAATAATGCTCTTTGATTCATAGGGTTTCTTGCACCAACTACGTTACCAAGTTTTTGAATTGCTCGTAATGCTCCATATATATCACTACTATAATACATAAATGTTGCAATTAATCCTGCAACGCCTCTAGTTAAAAATAAATTAGTAAAAGCATCTACCATTTTATCATCTGTTTTTTTAGATATAGATGGTGTATCTATATTTAATACTTTTCCTGCACCTCTTGCAGATTTTTTCATTATTTGCATCATCATTCTAGTTGGAAGAGTTAACCCACCTATCATAGGATATTTACTGTTAGTAGATAAAACAGCATTTCTTAATATTCTATATTCATCTTGAGTTTGAAACCAATCAAATTGTTTCCATTGCCAAAACAACCCACCAAATGCTCCTCTAAATGCTTTAGCTAAATGAGGAGAGTTCATACCAAACATATTAGAATACACATATAATCTTGCCATTTGCACTGCTTCTGGACTATCTGTATATTTCCATCTACCTTGAGGTATATCAATAAGACCCATGTCATATGCTTTTCTTAATCCCATATAAGCAGTTTCCAATCTCATTCTTTCTTCACCGCCTTTTAAAGTAAACATTGAAGAACCTGACATTCCAGCAGGAAACCAAGATATTCTCCATTGAACTAATCTATTTGCATAATCTTGTCTTAAACCTAATTTCATATCATTTAATAATTTTTTAAGATATTTTTTATCTGCTTTGTTATTATGCATAAATTCCCAAAGCAATGTTTTAATTCTTATAAGTTCTTCTACTTTTATTTTTTCTTGCTCAGACCTTTCAGATGCTCTTGCTAATATTTTATCCCAACCACTACTACTAGAAAGCCATCCATTTAAAGTAGTGTTTTTCCATAAAGCAGCCATATCTCTTAATGGTAATATTGCTTCTTTGTAATTAGATTCTGACCCTGACATTCCAATTGCTAACATATCTATCATAGCATTTCCAGGCTCAAGAACTCCAGTTTCTCTTACTTGTGATAATATTTCTTCTGCGCTAAAATGTTCATCTCCTTTATCAACTGCTCTTACAGATTGTTGCCACGGTTCAAGACCATAATTTAATATTGAATTTATTCTTTGAAAGTTATTTGTAAAACCTGTGTTGAATCCTAAGTTAAATCCAGTTTTTAAACTTCTCATAAATAAACCAGTTGATTTTATTTGTTTAGGGTCTGTAACGCCAGGTAATAATTCTGCTATACGTTCATCAGAATAATCAAAACCTAAAAATCCAGATTCAGTAAATTGTTCTCCTGTTGCATTTCTTACTTCATTAACTAAATATCTAACTAAAGATGGATTATCTTGTAATGCTAATATAGTTTCAAATGCTTGTATTTTTAATTCACTAGCATATATAGCTCTATATGTTTGGTCAACATAATCTCTCCATATGCTTCTATCTTTAATTCTTTGTGTATTATCTGTATATAAAGACCTATGTTTAGTAGATAATATTTTATCTGCCATTAATATATTTTGTCTTTCTGATTCTACAGATGGGTCAGAAAATAATTTAGTATTAAATGCATTTAAGGCTTCTTTAAGTTCTTTTAATTTTTCTTGACCTATTTGTATTTGTTCTTCTGCTTCATATTTATCAGATGCACTAGATTCATCATCATCTCTTGTATATTCAAAATTTGCTAACGTAGATTCTAATTCTTCAATTCTATCTTCTACTCCCTCAATAGCTTCTCTCATCATTCTATCATTTACTTCAGGTTGAAATTTTATAAAACCATAACTAAATCTACTTACTTTTCTTGCTAAACTATTTGAAGATAATAAATTACCTTGCGCATCTTCCCAATAATTATCTTGTATACCTGCCATTTCTACTTTAAATAATATCATATCTATTTCTTCTGAATTATATCCAGCTGATGTTAGTTGTTCAATGACTTTATTTCTTACTTCACTATATCTATTTATTACATCTTCATGTCTATCTTCTATTACTGATTTAAAAAATAATTCACTCCATTGTCTTTGGGCTTCTAATGCTTTCCATATACCCGGCATCCATTCATTAGGTGGTTGATATACAAACTGTCCTCTAAAATTTACACCTCTTGTAAAAGCAGCGTATTTCTTTTTAGGTTTATTAGTACCTTTAATTAAATCATAAGGATATACTCTATCTTCTTGAGCAGTATAAAATCCCTCTTCTACTTTATTAGATTCTAATTCTTTTTCTAATTTTTCTTTTGTTATATTTTTTTTAGAACGTATTGTAGATAAAAATGAATTAAAATTAGATGGTATTCTATATGCTAAATATGCATTTTCAAGTTTATTTTGCATTGGATTTGTTTCTTTAGAATATTTACCTTCTTTTATATCTAATTTTCTTTGTTTATCTAAATACTTTACACCCTCTTTGTCTACGTGCAGTGGTATTAAAATATATTCTCCACCATCTGCTCCCATCTCATGTCTTTCTGAAGGTTGTTTTTGTAATTCAAAAAACTTTTTACCTATATAAGAATTTCTCCATGCTTGAAATTTTTTAGGATTAGTAGGTATATCTTTTGGTATAATATTTCTTACTTCTGT